AATGCGTAAAAGTTCGTTATTGGAAACTATAGCAATAAACAAGCGTTGGTATACTGATAACTTAGGGACAATCGACAATAAAGATGTGATTCTACGCATGCGAAGCAAATTGGTTGTAGAGAATGCGGAATTAACCATTTTTAATAAAGCCGATTCTAACGAAGTAAAAGCCTTTTTATCGCGACAAGTTGACCGCGATAGGTTGCCCTACGACAGGTTGCCCCGGGATTTGCCAAGACAGTGCATAATTTTTGCAACAACCAACAAAGACAGATTTTTGCAGGATGAAACAGGTAATCGCAGAATGTGGCCAATCCAGGTAAATAAATTGATCGATACGGTTGAAGTGAGAAAAAACTTAGACTTACTTTATGCTGAGGCAATATTTAAGTACAAAAACAAAGAAGAGCTTTGTTTAAGGGGCGAAGCGGCAACCATAGCTGAAGAACTCCAAAACGAGCGCTATAATCAAGATGACTGGCAAGACCACATCAAGAAATTTTTAAACGAAAAAGATAAAACGACTATCTTAAAAATCTGGGAGGAATGTTTTATGAAAGACACGACTCAACTTGGCTATCGCGAGCAAGCAAGAATTGGTAAAATTTTACGAAGACTTGGTTGGGTGCGTAAAACAGTAGTAATAGACGGCGAGGCCACTTCTGGTTTTGCTAAAAAATATTAAAGGAGAAAAAATTATGGTAGATTGCAGCATTCATCAACAAATTGAAAAGACTGAAAACCAAAAACTTTTTCGAAAGTTTTTAGAAAGATTTAAAACTGATAAAAATGGCCATATTTATATGGATTTATACATAGATGGCAAATTAATTGAAGGCTCGGAACAAAACTATAGCGCTACAATCGATGAGTTCATAAACCCAAGTTATGAGCTATACGAAAGGGTTCGATCATTAAATCTAATGTATATTGATGCGAGGGGCGCATCGGATAAAGCTAGCTCTTCAAGCCATTATAACAATAATTTATTAATTTACGCGCATATGAGAAAATGTATTGCTGACGACACTTTAGCACTATATGAACAAAAATTTTCGGAGGCTAAATAATATGAAAATACAAGAAATTAAAATATCTATTAAAGAAAAATGTTTTGTAAACTTTAATGGCCTAACAAATACAGAAAGAAAAGGAAACCTACAACGAGCCCGCGATCTTTTTTTAAACGAGAGAGGCAACGAAATACAAATACTAGAAAGTATAGAGATAGAAAACACTGATAGCGATGGTAAAAAAAACAGCAAATACTCAGATAGCTATAGCGGTTATTCGGTAAAATATTATGAAGGGGAATTGAAAATTGCGAGTGAGCAAAACCAAAGTGGTGTTAATATGCAAGTGAAGCTCACTAAAAGCATAATGGATTTAGTTTTAAAAGAAGCCGGCGGAGAAATTAAAGAATTTGTTAAAAAAGAATATGAAGAGTTTGAAAACCAATTAATCCAGTTAATCGACAAAACGCAAAATAAAAATATTTTCGGCAATTTTGTCGTAAGTAAATTTAAAAAATTAAAAGAAACAATTTTAAAAAACGCGAATCACACATTTTAAATATATGGCAAAAACATTAGAACAAATCCAAGAATTTAATCGTAGGAAAATTATTTGTGCGGTTAATGGAACTGAGAATTATGAGGAGGCTTTAAAATTAGAATATGCTAAAAAAGGCAACAACACAATATCAGTTCCGCTTCGAGAATATGAAGGTGAAGACATTACGCTTGATAGAGCGTTAATCGCTATCAGGCGGTGTGGTTATACTCGCGACATTTGGTTCGGTGAAAACATTGGTTTTTTGAATTTTTTATTTAAAGATTTATCTTGGGATTTAACCAAACCTACGCTCGAAGAGCAATCGGAAGAGACGCAAAAAGGTTTTTATGAATTATTGGGGGAGGAAAATGGGTAAAAGATATTATTACACAGATGTTATAGTTGCTCTTTACATGATAAAAGAATTTGGGGTTGAGTTTGAAACAAAACATCAATCCAAATTTAACGGGAAATATTTTTTTAAAGGATTAGAAAAATTATGGGTTGATCATATAGATATTAGTGATGACAGCCTTAGAATTTGTAGTTTATTGTTTTTAGAAAACAATGACGAAACCTGCGTTAATAATAAATTCTATGTCGTCAAAGAATCAGAACATATTTTTGAGCCGAAAGAAGGAGATAAGGACGAAAATGGATTATTTTTTGATGGAAGACATTGGACTGATGGAGTCAGTTATGCCATTTCCTCCGAACAATCAAAAACATCTTTTAGATTTGGTAAACAATTTTTTATGCCAGAGGTAGAAAATGACTAAAACAACGAATTTTGAAATATCAAAAAAATTAGAAGAAATTGGGTTTAATCAAGAAACAAATTTTTATTATCGCAAAAATGATAAAGAATTATTTATAAACACACCGCCAAATTTAAAAAATTCCGAGGAATTTTTTTTAAAAAGCTACGATTTAGCGACTTTACTTGATGTTTTGCCTGACACTATAGGTGGTTGTTTAATGATTCACAAAGAGGGCATGTATTACCAAGAATCTATGGTAGAAGTGCAAAAACTAGAAAACGAATCACTAGCCGACACTGCTGGCAGAATGATTATTGAACTTTATAACAATAACTTAATTAAATTTTAAATATATGAACGAAACTTTAGAAAAACAAATAGAAGAAATTAGAAAAACTTCAAAAGATAAAGTACAAAAAAGAAGCAAAAATTTTTATTGGGGAACAGGGGATCTCTGTGATCGTGCTAGCCTTGAAGCTAGAATTGAATCAGCAAAAGAAGCTATTTCAATTATTGACGAGCTCTTAAAAGAAAATAAAAGACTCAAACATGTGCTTAAGATGTCTCACAAACTTATAAATAAATATTTTTAAAATAATATGACTAAAACAGACAGAATTAAAAAAATCATAGACAAATTGTCGGAAAAACGCGAGATAATCGTTCGACGATTTTATATTGACGGAATAATTCTTTGCTTTGACATAAGAGTAAGAGGTTATTTTTTACGAAGCTATAGCGATTTTGGCAGTTATAAAATATGCATGGCTTTTAGTGAAAAAGCACTAGAACTAGAGCATTCCTCTTGTAAACAGCGAGCCCTAGAATTCATCGAAAATTCAAGGTTTTTTGGGGAGATAACACTGTTTAAAGATTTAAATCGTATAGATAGAAAAGAAATTTTTGAACATGTTGACGAAGCATACCATAAACAACTGACAAACGGTATGGTTAAAGAGATGAAAATATTTTTAAAAAAAGACTTGACAATAAAATAATTTAAATGTATATTACTTTACAGAAATAAAAAAAACATTAAACAACATGGAATTTAAATTACAAAACGAAAACGAAAAACCAAGCCAGTTCAACAAGATTTTGGTTTCTGATTTAGCTTTTGAGGATCGCGAAATTCTTCGCAATTTGAAATTTAAATTTGACGACCAAACGAGAAAATGGTGGACAGATGATTGGTTAAAAGTTTTACAAGCAAAAGCAATTCACGATCCAAAGGAAGCAGAAAAAATTATATTAGCTTTAAAAGCAAATATTGCCGAATATTGTTTGGATAAAGACTTTAATGATTTTTGTGATAACGATAAAAATTTCTCTAAACTTTTACCATACCAAAGAGCGGGTGTTTTTTTTATGTTAAAAGAAAAATCCACTATTCTTGCGGACGAGCCAGGCCTCGGTAAAACAATGCAAGCGATCGCCAGCATCAACTATGTTGCACAATGCCTACCAGCACCTAAAGCTTTGGTGGTGTGCCCAGCGTCCATTAAAGAAAATTGGTTAAAAGAATTAGAATTTTTCGACGAAAATTTCTGGGAAGTAGTCATCGTTAAAAACGGCACGCAAAGATTTGTCGATAAATTGCTTGAAAGCAGAAAGCCAACATTAATTATTGTTAATTATGACTACTTAAAAAATAAAGTGGTTAACGATCAACTTAAAAGATTTAATCCAGATTTTTTAATATTGGATGAAGCGCACTACATAAAAAACCCACAGTCGAAAAGATATAAATATATAGCCCATGCGCTTATTCCAAATTGGAATCAGTTAAAGCTAAAACTATTTCTAACAGGAACGCCAATCCAAAACCGACCAAAAGAAATTTACCCTTTGGTTAAACTTACTAAACCAAAAATTCTTGAACCTTATCACGAGTTTAGAAAATTTGCTTTGCGTTATTGCGATGCAAAAATGGGTAAGTGGGGTTTCGATTATTCGGGGTCATCTAATGAAGAAGAGCTTGGTTTAAGACTCGCTTTAGGCGGGGCGATTATTCGCAGAAAAAAAGAAAATGTTTTACCACAATTACCAGATAAAACTATGACCATGTTAGTGTTTGAGGGTAATGCTACAGTAAAACGCATTGTCAAAAAACATGACATACATTTTGATTTCGACACGATCATGAAATCACCAGAATTTTGGTCAAAAAATCCGAACGAACATATCGCTACGGCACGCAAAGAATTAGGTTTGGCTCGATTAGAAGAGTCGATTATTAATGTAATTGAAATGCTTGAAAGCGTAGACAAAGTAGTAGTATTTGCTTGGCATAGAGAAGTTATGGAGGGTCTCGAAGAAGCGCTTAAAGAATACAACCCAGCGGTAATTTCGGGTAAAACTAGAAGTGAAACTAGGCAAGCCGAAGTTGATAAGTTTCAAAATGATCCGACTTGTCGCGTATTTATCGGCAACATATTAGCGGCTGGTGTTGGCATCACTTTAACCGCAGCTTCTCATATAGAATTTGTGGAAACTAGCTGGGTCCCTGGCGAAATTTTCCAAGCGGTTGATAGATGCCATAGAATCGGTCAAAAAAGTGCGGTGTCGGCAAGATTCCATGTTGTCAAAGATAGCATAGACGAAGCAGTTATCCGTAGCGTTATAAATAAGAACTTAATAATAAGAAAAATACTTTCATAATATGATTATTACAAAAAAAGAACTAGAAAAATTACATAAAGATTTTGCCGGACTTTTTGAGAAAAAATATCTGATTAAAATGGGATTTTTTAAGCACCCACAGCACGGATTAGTGGTGTTGGTGAATGTATCAGTAATGAATGGATGCGGGGATGGTCAGGAGTTTTTAACTCTTGATTTTGCCAGCAAACTTTTAAAAGAGCCAAAAGAGTTGGAACAATATTATCTTCGCTGGCAACGAGGTTTCGCTTCTGCGAAAATGACGCCAACTTTGGATTTATCTTTAACAACAAAAACAATTCAATAAATATATGTTTAATAGAAAACCAATAACACCTTCTTTAACGGAAAAAGAAATAGCGGACATTGTTTCAAAAGAACTAGAAAAGCAGGAATTTTCTTTAAAGCGAGAATTTGCTAGAGAAAAAGAAGAAATCGAGCGTAATAATAAAATAGCAATAGAGGATCTAAATATTAAAAAAGGTAGAGAAATAGACGTTTTAACTTTTAAGCAAAATCAAGAAAAAAAGGAGTTAGAATATAAAATTGAACAACTTAAAGAAGAAGCAAGTCTAAGCCGAAAAACACAAGACTCGTTGACAGAAGCAAAAATAGCGGAAATGGTGTTGGAGTATCGCGTAAAAGCAGAAACAGCGACGGCTCAAAACGCAATACTACGCACAGCTTTTGAAACTATGGGCTTTGATGTAAAAGACATGAAAGGTATTTTGGATAAACTTGTTGACGGTTTAATCAGTAAAAATGAAATCAATGTTATCCGATAAAAATGAAATTTGAAACCGAGTCTATTGTCAATTGGGCCCAAAATACAACTAGGCCAGAACCAGTCTTTCGGGATCTGCAGCTTTGCTTTTACTTAACAAGGTACGAAAAAGGCATACTTTTGCACTTATTACCGAGTGTAAATTTTTTGATCGTTCGCGACCCAATGGTGCCTGATTTTTATCACATCAGCTGTAAACATACAGAATTTGCGGAAGCAAATCGTTGGTTTAATTACCAAAAAGCAGCAGAGCTTGAAAGCCTTATTAATTTTTCAAAAGAAAGAGCGAATCGGATTGCCGAGCCACGACCAGAAATAAGACAGGCAGAAATGTCTGCACAATTCTTTAAAGAAAAAGAAGAAAGAGAGGCAAAGTTAGCAAAAAAGAAGAAAGAACTGGAGGAAAAACAAAAAGAAGAAAAAAGAATTGCGGACGAAAAAGAAGCGGAATTACAAAAAGTGATTTCATATTTTTATATCCGAAATAATTAATATTAACTTTAAAACAAAAAACATGACAAAACTAACAGCAGAAAAAATAGCCAAAATAGTCCACGAAAATTTGGTCTCAGCCGAGATTGAAGCCGTCGATGAGATTAACGCAAACTTATCAAATCTTACTGACGCGATAAAAGAATTAACCAAAGTTCTGGCGACAAAAAAAGAGCCAGAGCAATTAGAAATGTTTGCAGAGCCGCAGCAAGTTATCATAACCCCTAATGTAGTTGAACAACCAAAAGTAAAAACTGCTAAACCTTTAAAAGCGAAACCACCAGTAGTTGAGCAAGCAGTCGCACCTGTGGTTGAACCAGTAGTTGAGCAAGCAGTTGCACCAGTGGTTGAACCAGTAGCTCAAGAAGTTATTACTTTAAAGTTCTTACAAACTAAAATCGGTGGTGATTTTGTAGAATACCCAGCTTTTGAGACTTATTTTGAAGGCATCCTAAAAAAATATAAGGCCTCTTCTTTGGGTCAAGTGCCAGAAGATTGCTATAGATCATTATTAAATGATGTAGACGCAGCCATAGCTCAAATTAAAAAAGCATAACTATGAAACACTCACATTACGGAGCGAGTTCAGCAAATAGGTGGCTAAACTGTCCAGGGTCCATATCTTTAATAAAAGACATACCAGCACCAGCACCGAACCCACATGCTATGGAAGGGACTCGAGCACATAATTTAGCGGAATATTGTTTAAAAAATAGCTTTGATGCTATAGATTTAATCGACGAGGATTTTTCCGGAGAACCCGTTATACAAGATATGGCGGAAGCCGTTCAGGTATATCTGGATTATATCCGAAAACAATCGAGCAGATCAGCAGTTAAAGTTATGGTCGAAACACAATTTTCGCTAGACCACATCCATAAAGGTATGTTTGGGACTAATGACGCGTGTTTGTTCGACTCAATGCTGGATACTCTCGAGGTGGTTGATTACAAACACGGTGTAGGTGTAGTAGTTTCACCCGAAGAGAACGAACAATTAATGTATTATGGATTAGGTGCGGCTATTCTATATAAGCTACCATCTACAGCCAGAGTTATTTTAACCATCATTCAACCAAGAGCAATGGGGCAAACCATTAAGACTTGGGAAACTACCGCGGGATTCTTGTATGATTTCGGCGAAGAATTAAGACAAGGTGTTGAAAGGACCAAGATCAAAAACCCAAAACTAAAAGAGGGCGATTGGTGTAGGTTTTGTCCGGCTTTGGCGACTTGTCCACAAGTTAACGCTACCGCACTATCTGTGGCTCAAGCTCAGTTCACTGATGGCGAACTCATATTGGGCACTCCTGAAGAAGCGGTCAATCAAAAATTAGTCGACATCAGCAAAGTGTTGCAATATGCACCATTAATTACCAGCTGGTTTAAAGCGGTTGAGAGCATGGCCTTTCAAATGGCTAATTCTGGAATACCAATTGAAGGCTACAAACTTGTAAAGAAAAGAGCAAATCGTGTTTGGAAATATGAACCCGACGAACTCGAGCGAGTCTTAATCCAATCAAACGGTAATAAAAAAGATACTAACTGGTTTACTGAACCAAAAATGAAATCTCCGGCACAATTGGAGAAAATTTTCGGTAAAGATTTTATTGGCAATCTCTGTGAGACGCCCGATAATGGAAACACTCTTGTCCCTATTTCGGATAGAAGGCAAGAGGTGAAAATAGAAACCCTTGAATTTGATGTGATCGATTTCGACACATTGAAAGAGTAGGGGATAGCTCATATAGACTCTGTCGAACAGCAGGGTGCGAAACATACTGCACAGGTAGGCTATCTTAAACCGACATCTACCTAAGTATGTTATGTTCTGACAGCTCGGAAAGCTACGGGCAATTTTATTAATTTAACTTTATAAAATATGGAAATTATTATTGTGTTAACAGTTGCGTTATTGATTAATATAACAATCTGTGCGTTTTCGGACGAATATACAGATCTACATGCTGCTTCAGGAATGTTATCAATTATTTTTTTAATCTTGTTCTCATTAGCTCTGACATGCTTAATCCAATCGAGTAAAACAGCTCAATATTTAAATAAAACTTATAATACAAAATACACTGCCCAAGATATTTTTTGGAATGAAAAATTAATTATGAGTAAATTAAAAATCGAAGATAACATAATTGACGATAGTTCTAAAATTAAATTGGAATTAATCAATAAATAGAAAATAGAATAAGGCGGGTCGCTCCCGCAAGTGGTTTTGGAACGGAGAAATCCGCACCAGTCCAAAACGGCTATATTGATGAAAAAACATCTTAGGCGATTAGACGCTGAAAGTCCGCTGATTTCTAACTTGGTAAGTGGAGCCAAAATACTTTTTTCAACATTTAAAACATTAAAAAACATGTCAAAAATAAACATAACGCCAATGGGCAGAATTTCTTATCCATATCTTTTCAAAGCTAAACGCAACGGACTCAACAATAAAGACGAGTATACTGTGGACATCTTATTCGTTAAAAATGAGGACCCTAAAAAAGACCCAATTAACGCGATCCACAATGCGATAGAAGAAGCTATTAAGGAGAAGTGGCCAAATAAAAGGCCACCTAATCTTATTATACCAGTTAAAAACGGGGATTTGCCTAAGCCCAAAGCGGGCACGCCTTATGATGAGGCATATCACGGTTGCTGGTTCATCACTTTAAAGAATAGTCGTAAACCACAAGTGGTCGACGCCAACAAACAAGAAATCTTGGATGAAGGCGAAGTCTATGGTGGTTGCTACGGCAGAGCCAGCTATACCGCTTATGCTTACGACACTAAAGGTAATAAAGGGGTATCGCTATCTCTTGTGCACTTCCAAAAAATTAAAGATGGTGAGGCTTTTTCCGGAACGCACTCGACTGCTGAAAATGATTTTGATGTGGTGTCTGATGAATCGGATAATCCGTCAAATTATTCGCCTAAAAATTCAATGTTAAGCTAATGATATATCTTGATTTTGAAACAAGAAGCGAAGCGGATATTAGAGAAACAGGCGCTTGGGTGTATTCATTACACCCAAGTACCAGTATTCTTTGCCTAGCTTTTAAGAATACTGAGAACGGAGATCGATTACTGCTAAAATCCGGTTTTGAAAAGGACTCTTTTTTAAAAGCATATTTTAACCGATACATAGGGGTAGCGCTATTTGAATCGCACAACGCCTTTTTCGAGAAAGCTATTTGGGAAAATATTTTGGTGAAAAGATTTGGTTGGCCATCAATACCGCAAGAACATTGGAGATGCTCCGCGTCAGTAGCGGCGTATCATGCATTACCAAGGAACCTACAAAATGCAGGTAATATTTTAGGGTTAAGTCAAGTTAAAGATTTTGACGGAAAAAGCATAATGTTGCAACTAGCAAAACCAAAAGCAAAAGGCGGGTTTATTTTAGAAAGCGACGCCCCAGAAAAATTTCAAAAACTTTATGAATATTGTGAGCAAGATGTCGTAGCAGAAGAAGCTTTGTCCAAAAGACTCGGACACCTACCATCTAAAGAACTGGATGTTTGGTTGCTCGACCAAAAAATAAATACCCGAGGCGTATACATAGACAAGCAAGCCGTCGATGCGTCTTTGAAAATTTTGGAACAATATATCGAGACGCTACAAAAAGAAGTGGCCATCATAAGTGAAGGACAATTTGAAACTGTTAACCAGCGCGCTAAAGTTTTGGCTTGGTGCAAAGAGCAAGGAGAAAATGTAGCGCTTTACGATAAAGCATATTTAGCAGATATTTTGCCGAAAATTAAAAACCCAAAAGTAAAACGGATCTTAGAAATAAGGCAGGCAATCGGTAAAACCAGCACTGCGAAATACCAAGCAATGTTTAACAGCATGGCACCAGATAATCGAATCCGAGACGTCTTGTTTTATCACGGCGCTTCAACTGGTAGATGGACTGGCAAATTAGTTCAGTTCCAAAACCTTCCGAGAGGAAGTATTAAGGACATGGACAAGGCAGTCGATTTTGTAAAAAAAGTTAAAAGCTACCGTTCAGTCGAGATGGTTTATGATCGCCCGATGGACTTCATGTCATCATTAATTCGTGGCATGGTGTCGGCACCAAAAGGTAAAAAACTTGTGGTTGCAGATTTCGCTGCAATTGAGGCGCGAGTTTTAGGCTGGATCTCAGGTTGCGAAAGCATGCTAAAACAATTTAGAAATGGCGAGGATCTTTACAAAGACATGGCAAGTAAAATATTTAAGGTGCCAGTCGATAAGGTCAATGCAGAGCAAAGGCAACTAGGTAAAGCGGCTATTCTTGGTGCGGGCTACGGTATGGGTGCTGAGAAATTTTATCAAACATGTAAATCGTGGGGGATAACCATTGATGAAGCCTTAGCACAAACTGCAATCATGGCCTATCGAAAAACTTATTTCGAGGTGCCACAATTCTGGTCGAATACTGAAAAAGCGGCGCATAATGCGGTGAGGACCAAGCAAAGACTAAGAGTTGGAAAAACTAGTTGGTTTATTGATAAAGGTTTCTTAAAATGTGAATTACCAAGCGGTAGGCATTTACACTATTACCAACCAAAATTTGAAAATAATTCGCGAGGTAATATCGAATTAACCTATTGGGGCGAAGCGATGGGTAGCGCTGTAAGAAACGGAACTTATGGCGGTAAATTAGTAGAGAATGTGGTGCAAGCCATAGCTAGAGACATAATGGCGGAAGCTATGTTGCGGTTAGAAGCAAAAGGGTTTGAAATAGTTTTAAGTATCCATGACGAAGTTGTAGCAGAGTTTCCAGAAAACTTATACAATTTTGATCATGAAAAAGTAGTTAAAACTTTTGAAGAAGTAATGGCGCAAGTTCCGACTTGGGCTGTGGGCTGTCCAATCGAAGCTTCTGGCTGGGCGGGTAAACACTATAAAAAATAAATGGGAGGCCAAAAAAAATGACAAATCTTGAATTGATATGTATATTTGTAATCGTATTTGCTTTAATATATTTAAATCATGCCACAGAGGTCATGTTTAAATTGAAAAAAGAAAATGAAATTTTAAGAGAAAAAAATTTAAGGTTAGAAAAAAATATCGCGGAAATTATGAAACAAAAATTTAATTTATAAAATTTATGACAGAGAAATATACTTTTATTAAGAAAGAAACAAAAGACTTTGGGGATACCCTCCGAATTTATTGGCAATTAGAAGATAATATTCGCGCAATACCTTGCACTGAATCTGAAAAACGTATTTACGGTGTTGAATTTAAAGCGAGTACGGGCTTATTTAAACCACAAGTTTTCGAATCCAAATTTATTGATAGCAAGGATAAATATTATTCAATTTATAACGGCTTTGGGGGCATTAGCACCTTAAATGTTTTTAAATCCTTAAAAAAAGCCCAAGAAGCGGCAATTATCGACTATGAAAAAGATAAAGAACTTTATAAAACGAAACTCTAATTAATATGAAAAAAATAATGTGCTTAGATCTAGGCACTAAAACAGGATTTGCTTTAATCGAAAACAATAAAATTATAAAATCCGGGACTAAAAATTTCCAACCAACGCGATTCCAAAGTAGCGATTATAGGTTTGTTGTGTTCAGAAATTTCTTAAAAACTTTTTTACCTTTAGATCAAGTTTACTTTGAAGAAGTTCGTCGGCATATTGGTGTCGATGCTGCACATTGTTATGGTGGATTTAAAGCGGTCTTGACTACTTTTTGCCAAGATAACAGCATTAATTATTGTGGCGTAGCAGTAGGCACCATAAAAAAAAGCATAACAGGTAATGGCGCCGCTAAAAAAGATGCGGTAATAAAAGCAGTTCAGGATAGAGGTTTCTCACCAATTGACGATAACGAAGCCGATGCTATAGCCATTGCTTTACATGTTATTAAACTTAATTTGTTAGCTTAATTACACCAATTTTTTATTTTAGTGCCACCATCATAAAAAACAGCTAAACCGCTTTTTACCAGCTCTTCAGCTAAATCCCTGTCATTTTTTCTAACAGAAACTAAATGCCTTCCATACATATCTAACTTTCCGAAATACAAAATTTCAACTTCGCCTTTTAAAAAAGCTTGAGAAAATTTCTTTGCTTTTAAGCCAAGTTCAATTTCTTTTTGACATTTAGCATGCCTTTTTGTGCTTTCGGGAGTATCGATGCCGATAATTCGGTGAGATTTAATTACCACTTCAACTGTTGGCTTTGGATTATTTAACTCAAAAGTATCACCATCAACTACTCTGTCAACAACAGTTGCATTTGCATTGATGGTTCCTGTTATTAAAAAAAATAAAATAAAAATAATCATTTAGGCTCCCATTTTTTATTTTTGATATTAAATTTAAATTCAGACATTTCAATTAAAGGCTCATCAAGCACCCATTTTTTAATTTTAGGATTCCATTTAGCAATCGCGATTTCCAGTCGGTTTTGTTCTTCTTTTATTTTAATTCCAAAATGCAAAGTATTTTCTTCGATCAGCATTTGATCAAAAACTACACCTGTCTGCAGAATTAAATCGCAGGTCTCCGCTGGAGTTTTTCCTTTAAATAATAAATCAGCAGCACAACCCTGCAAATGAGCAGAATTGGGCGAACCCTTTACGAGCCTATTTAGCTGGTGGCATCTGAAAACACTGGTTAAAACCATTGGTATATCATGTCCTTTGTCGATTAAAGTTTGTCTAACAAACTCTAATTTATCTGCTAATTTCATCAATCCAGTTAATGCGGATTGTGGCGGGACATTAGATATATTGTTTTTTTCAGCTGTTTTTGAATACCAAAAATCTTTGGCTTCAAAATGTGGTCTTTTCAAATCTTTTACTTTTAGCATACTTTTTTATTTTTTAAACATTTAACGGCAATTAAAGTATCGGTTGCCCAAACTTTAAAAGATTCAGGCACAGAAGCAATTCTTATTTGGTCTCGCTTGCTGAAAGTTTCCAGCTTTGGATATTCTGGAAACATAGAAATATATTCATCCAATTGTTGCTGTGATAAACTCTTTTTATTTGAGCTGCTCGAGCAAGAAATCAGACTCAAGGTCGCCAGTATAATTATAATCATACTGAGGAGTTTGTTTTTGTTTAGCATTTTTTAATGAAAGTTTAAGTTGTTCAATCTTTTCTTGGTGATTCTTTAAATCATTTTCTTCAATTATTTTTAAGTTTTGAAGTTCTGATTTGCAATCGCGAGCGTCTTTTACAAAATTTAAAATAGGAGTTAAAATTGCAATAATTAGCACAGTAATTGTGTAAAATATAATTTTATTTTTCATTGTCTTTTTTAATTAAATTTTCAATGTATTTTAAATTATTCAGCAGATGTTTATATTCTTTTTCTTGTTTGTTTCTTATTTTTATAATAGCTATGGCTAAGCCAAAAGAAAATAGAAATTGTGATAAATATATGTATATCATTTTTTAATGGGTAAAATTTTTCTAAATTTATTTAATAGATATTTAGCATCTAAGCAGGGTTGCTCATTCCAAGAAACCATGTGTATTGCGTATATTAAATGCTGAGTTTCATTTTTTACAGCAGTTATAAATAAATGCTTTGCCGAACCATCTTTAAAGTGAACTGATTTAGAAAGTAAATTAGCAATTGTTGGGTAATCGTCAACTTCAAATCCGGGCAAATAAACTTTTTCAACATCTTCTTGTTTAGAAAGTGTTTCAAGCCAAGAATAGGTAGTGTTGTCTACAGAATAATCCCCAGAAAATGGAAATTTTTCACTTGATAGATCAACAATGCAATTTTTTGGGTTTAATAAAAAATCACAAGAATATATTTCTTTAAATTTTGCATAATAATCCGTTCTTATTTCTGTAGAAATTGTTGACAACCCAAGTGCATTTTTATCACCACATTTGGTTAAAATTTTTATAACATTTTCTTTTATTTTATCGTCTTCAATATTATCAATATGGATAGAATTATCACTATACTTTAAAACTCCAATTGCAAAAATAAAAGTTGAAATAAAAAATAACAATATTGAAATTGTAAAAAATCGATATTCCCGCAGGAATTTAATCAAATTAAAAATAATGTTAATTTTTGTCAGAAATTCAAACATTTGTGTATACATTTTTTAATTTTATCACTTCATTCGGTGAGTAAGCCTCATCCGTTGGAATATTATATCTGCCAGTCGAATTCATATTAAAGACTAAATGAGACGAGCATAATCTTTCCGATTCTTTTTTGTTTAATCTTGCAAAAATTTTTCTTTGCCAAGATTTTGGTAAAATTTTCTCAAAAAATTCAGCTGTCAAAATAAATCTTGAATAGCCATATTTTTTGCCCACTTGTTGAATTGCGTCTTTAATCCCTAACTCTTCTTGTTCTGGCGTCATGCCAGTAAACATCATTTTTATAAAATCTTGTTTCAAAAAATAAGGATCCTGCATAAAATATAAATCACCGTATTTTATAATTTCAATTGGTCTATATTTTCCGCCATGGAATTCCTGCTCGCTTAGCATAAAGGAGCATGATTTTTCAGTGCGTTTTATTTGGTAAGCTATGGCGACATGTTGGGGCGGATTTTCTTTTTTACTTTCCTTTGTGAAAAAAGGAACAAGTTGAACAAAAAATCCTTTTCGGTAAAATGCCAAGACGGTGCCACGTTCAATATTTTCAAAAATGTCTTTTAGGTTTTCAATTTTCATTTTTATCAGTGTTTTTGAATTTTTTCTCAAAAATGGTTGAGCCGACAAGAGCGACGCCACCATAGATTAAATCACGAACCAAGCCCGTATTATTTGGCGTCAATTCAACGCCATCTAAAATAGAATGCGTGATTAAAAAACCAGCAAGGGTAATCATTAAGAAACCAGTTGCCCGTTTACTTGAAAGTGTTCCCGAAGGCGATAAAAACATAGATTTAAAAATTTCAAACATAATTAAAACGATAAAATTTGATTCAATCTATAGCCGATTTTGAAATCATATTTTTCAATTTCTTCAATCGTTTTTAAAATTGCAATCGCTTTTTCGTGAATTTTTTTTGCTTTAAAATTTGCGTCAACTAACGCACCGATGTAAAGCCGAATCCCGATTAAAGCTGTTAAATTTAATGGCATCTCAATCCCGTTTTGGTAAAGCCATTTCGGATCTGCTTCGCCTTGCATTTTTTTAAAATTTAAAAGAGAAATTTGTTCGTCAAGCAAATAACGGGTGTCAGCATCAACGCTGATTTTTGTTGACGCACCATTTGCAAGTTTTATTGTAAAAATTTTCACGGATTCGCTTGCGTGAAAATTATTTAATTCGGCAATTTTATTGTTTTTTGCTTTTTGGAGCAAATAAGCTTTTCCCTCTTCAGCGTCAGAAATATTTACCCATTTGGCAAAACCCATTCCTATTTCCGAAATATTATTAAATTCTTTAATATTTCCATTTTCATTTTTTAATAAAATCATTGCTTTTAATTTTTAATGTTTGTGTCAAAATAACCCAGTGTGTAAATTGCATAAGTAGCATTAGCACTATTTCCTTTTACTCCTATTTGAAAAGTTGAATTTGTTTTTACTGTGAATTCGCCAGCATTGAAAAAATTTATATTTGCAAATAATTTTATGATATCTGAGTCGCTCTTATTTAGGTCTGACAAATATAAATGGTTAACGCCAACTGAAGCTATAGACGATAGTGTAGCATTGATTTTTACAATAACATTTGCCGGAGCAGAAACTCCTAAAGGTGTTCGTGTGATGGGCGTAGTCGCTAAACCGTCTAAAATTGGAATACCAAATTCAAAATAATTATTTTTCAATTGATCGAAAGCCCTAATATTTCCGCTCCCATCGGTTAAAACCATTCCACGATAAGAGCCTTTGTAACCCGCGGGAATGTTTGCACCTGTAAGGCTTATATCAAAACCCGCGTCGTTTATTGTTCCGTTTGTTATCGCAAATTCATAATATCTTGTATTAATTGCTTTTGTTCCCGAAAATAAACCGCCTTGATTTGTGCCTGCCGACCAAGAAGCATCTAGTCTTTTAACTAGAGTTGATGACAATAGAACTTGACCCGAGCCGTCATCAAGCGGTGCATTTCCCGAACTAAAATTGATGTCGTTATTTGCGTCGCTGGCATTATTTGAAACGGTAATCGGGTTGTTTAAGTAAGAAACACCTTGGTTGGTGGTGGTGGCTAATCTATCTTGAAGAGCCATTGTTCCGCTTCCATTGAATATTAAAGCTTTGTTTGCAGATGGAGTTAAATTTGCAAAATTTGAAAGATTGGTTATGCTTGCTAAATTTGAAAGATTTGAAAGATTGGTTATGCTTGCTAAACTTGCAAGGGTCGAAAGATTTGCAGCCAATGGTTGCACATTAAGAGTAGTGCGGGCTTCCGCAGCATCCGCATCATTTAATAGAGTGGCAATAAATGGCGACACATTTGCTTTGTCAACATCTGCAAGTTTTATAAGAATTAAATTACCAGAGCCATCAAAAGCTAAAATATTATTGGCACGGTTTGTGGGTAGTTGAAGCGACCCGCCTTCTGAATCACTTGGCGCCAACCTAAACGATCGTGAAACATCGCGTTTTAACTGCTGTGCTACAGTCAAAATTCTAGTAAGTTCGCTATTTAAAACATCGGCTTTAAAAGATCCACCAGTTGAAAATTGGGTGCTCCTATCAATCGGCACCTCTCTATTTATAGAGACCTTAGCCCCAGCGGTTAAACCAACATTAAAAACTATCTTACCGCCATCCATTGGTAGATCAGCACTTCCGATAACCCCACCATCATTTTTTCTAACTACATAATCAGTAGTTATCGTTTTTAAAATATTATTTACATAAACTTTAATATCGCTTTCTGCAAAAATATAAAATGTAAAAGCAAATTCCGTCTGCGCGCTAGAAGCGACATACTGGTTTATTGGAGTTTCGTCAGTTAAATTTGGTATAGACATGGCTTTTATTTTTTAGTTATCCCCATAGAATTATTAAATTCCTCTATCATTTTGTCAAGGATTATTCTTATCCCGTACATATTTTGATAAGGCATCATTTTTCTAACTTTATCTGTGGTGCTGCGTCTTACGTCTCCACTAAGCACATCGCCACTTACAGCCAAAACATCTCCGGCTAATTTACCTGTTGGACCAAGTAAAGATTCAATACGCCCTCTTTGAGAATATCTAGCCATAGGTTCTGTCCCAAAAATTTTTGATAAACCCAATCTATTTCCGGAAGAAGCTTCAATCATATTATTGGCATCAAAAAACCAAGCCATCAATCCGCTTCTATCAACACCCTCTACAAGCATTTGTTTTGGGTCGTCTGTAAATTCTTTTCCGGCTACCGCACCTTTTAAGTAGGATGATAATACCCCCAAACCAACCATAGCTGTTGCCGCTTGAGCGGTTTTAAAATCTCTATCTTGAAGCATAGGTATCATAGTTTTTTGCACTGAAGAAAATGCAAAAGATTTAAATTGGCCAAGCAAACTCAAGCCACCTCTTGACATCCAAAGAGGTGTCGAAGACGCACTTGGCGTCAAAATAACTCGATTTGCTTCTTTAGAAATAGCTGAAGTGTATATATCTCCGAGCTCAGCAAATTCTTCATCCCAATTAGCTACATTTGGCATCATCAAGCCTTGGTAATCCTCACCGTGTTTAGCTACTTGTTTGGCTATTTGTTTTGCCATAGTTTCGCTAATACCAAATTCGTTTAATTTTGCCAAATCTTTTGGTTTAATTTTTCCCGAAACTACTCGAGTTATGGCGCGATGAACATTGTTTTGGATAACCATAGCCGCCAATGTTTTGAATCCTGCGTTCCAAAATGGAACTAAAGTATGTTTCATAAATTTTGAACTGACCGCATCTAATCCTCTTTCAAATTTAGAATTTTTTGCAAAGTCTTCAGTAAGACCATTGAGACCACGCTCTCTAGCACTATTCATTAAAAGCTCAGTGCCTATGTTGAAACTTCTTAATTCACTTTTATATTTGGTAAAATATGCTCTGCCTTCTGCAGAAGATGCTAGTTTAACCAACGGAGCAAGACCATCTTTAAAAACGGGAGTAAGTCCATTAACTAAAATTAATTTTGCCGGATCTGATACGGCAGCAATAACGGCTGACCCTAGCATCCTTAAAACATTTACTTGTTTTATTATTTTTGGGACTCGGTATAACCAAGAACTAGGGTTAGCAGTTATACCGTAAGTGCCAAGCAACCTATCTCTAACGGATAATAAATCGTTAATATCTTTTTCTTCTTGTTTTAAAAGTTTGTTTAATTTTTTTGGTTGGTCTTCTACCAAAGCCATTTTTTTTGCGTATTCCTCTCTAATCTCTTTTACAGGTAAACTTTTTGCATCGGTAAAAGTGTCGTCTAAAAACTCAACACCAAAACGCCTAGCCAATTCTAATCTAGGTATCATTGATTTCGCATAAGTTGTCATTAGTTCGTCAATATCATTATTTAAAAAATCTTCTATCTCGCTATCGTCTATCGTAAATTTTCGACCTTTTTGCGAACTGGCGCTACCCGATACCCCAATTTTATTGTGCAATGTCATAGATCTAGCACCAATAATATTGCGCCTAATGCTTTGAGCAGCTTGCACAAAAAACGCTTCGTCTTCTAACTCTAAAGCAGCTTCTTTACGAGGTGATTTAGAATCTGCCGCTTCTCTTTTTAACCAATTTTTTGTGATGGTTAAAAAACGAGGCGACTCTTTTACTATTCGATCCACGCCATACATCCGGTTTAAATACGGCTTTTTCATTAAAACTTCAATATCGTCGATTTCAAAAAAGCCCTTAACTTTTATACCTTCATCAGCAATATTTTTATAAATATTTTTATGGATAAAACTAGCACTTTCAAGAGCTTCAGGTATATCCGATACTAAACCTCTACGAATAGTTTTAGCCACTTCTGTTCTAAATTCAGGCTCACTTAATCGGGTTTTAACTTGCTCGCCTTTTAATCTTTGTTTATATTTTTTATAGGCTTGTTTTCTTTCAAAAAGAGCGGTGGCCAAACGACCTTCTAACACCCCTTTAATTCTAGTTTCAGCGGCTTCTTCGGTAGGTATACCTTTCCAATTCTTTTTTAATTTAAATGGGACTTCCGCCATTTGTTGAAACCATCTACGAGAACTCACCGCTGGCGACTGCAATATGCGCAATCCCGGATCTTGAAACCCTAAAACTTTTTCGACATAGGCAGCACTTTGAATAGTCTCATCATCAAGAGTCGTGTCCATTGGTTTAGCCGCTGAGCTTAACGATTTTGGTTCAGCAACAACACCCGATTCTTTAATCAAGGCCAGCTCGTCTTCGTCAATATTCATGTCTTTTTGAATATTATCTTCCATATTTTTAAGCATTTGTGGGTCAGATTTAGCTAAAGATTTATGGAGAGCCCCTCCTAATATTCCGCTCAATAATGTGGACGCAGCTATGTTTGATGCAGATTCGCCAAAAGTTCGAGTAAGATCTTGATCTTGTATAACCGCTTCTTGTAAACTTGTTGAGGTCATACCCGCCAATGCTACTTGTGCCGCACCAGTTAACATGTTTTTACTTTTAACTGCAAATTTTGCATACGCCCCAAAAGGAACTAAATTCAACGGCTCTACGGCTTGACTAGCAAAACCAGCTACTACCCCCATCCAGCCAGATCTTCGAATAATTTCGTTGTTTTGCTCCTTAAAATCAATGTGGTCTTTAATTAAATTAAAATGTTCTTCATTTTCAGCATCTGTAAATAAATCGCCATAAACATCTTTTATATTGTTTGGCAACCCATCATACGCAGACGACCAATCAAAATCAGGATCAAAAGAATTTTTACTTCTAGTTTGATTAGCTAGCGTAGACCCTACTGAAGTGCCTGTAAAAATTTGAGCTCCTAACGCCTCTACAAAAGTAGGCTCATACTCATAACCAACTTCGTTTTTTAAAGGTTGTTCAAGTTTATCCGCATACCTTTTTAGATCTGGTAAAATTTGTTCTTTTGAAGCTATAAACGGCATAAGTTATTTTTTTGGCGTTAGTAAATTCAAAGTGCTTTCCATAGGCACCGTAATGTTTGGGACTGTTGGCTCAACAGGTTTATCTTTTAAAAATTCTTTTCGTTTTTGTAAAGCAATATTTTTTCTTAATTCAGTATTGTTTCCTGGAGTCCATCTATCTAAATTATTATCAGAAACAGTTTCAAAAACGCCATCTTTATTTTTAATCATGACGCGATAAGCTGGCGATCCTGTATTCCACATTCTAGCGGTTTCTATGGTGTCTACAATAGAAATTTTATTTTCATCAATATCTTTATATTTAGGCACCGCCTTGACAGCATCAATCAATTGTTTGCGTAAATCTTCGGGCGCTATGTTTGGATATGCTTTTTCAACTGGGTATTTTACTAATTTTTCATCTCCGTTCATTGAAGATGGCCCCCAAAATTTAGTAAGAGATTTTTCAGTTTGCGCTTCCGCAATTTTCTCATCACCGTTTGTGTAAATATACCAAGATTCATACGATTTTTCATAATCATTTAGCAATGCTTGGTTATAACCGAGTTGCGGGTCGTCAGGTAATCCTGGTGAGAAAAAACCAGCACCAATTGCTTTTTTAGCCTTATTTAGTCTTGTTGCAATGTCCCCTACTTTGGTTTCTTTTAGTTGCGTTTTTAATAGACCTATTCTAGCTGGATTTAATGATTTCTGTAAATCGTCTACTCTTGCAACTGCTTCTAAATTAGGTGTTCCAGATTTAACTAATTCATTGATCATAACCGCTTGGGCAATGTCTTTGTCTTCGATATCATCTAGTGCTTGAGGTTTTACATCTTGTATGCGACCAACTAAATCGGCATAGAAAACTTTATCTTCCGGATTAGCCCCTCTGAAAACACCGCGCAACCTAGATTGTAATTCGTTAGGGACCACACCAACTTTATCGATAAAATTTACAAGCATTGATTTCTGTGCTTCTGGTGGGAGCCCTTCCATTTGTTGTTTTACCGCATTTTTATAAGTAAAATCAATTGCTTTTTTATCTCCAGCATCTTTTGGATCCAAGTAATCAGTGCCTTGTAATGCTCGCGAAACTTTTTCTAATTGAGCCATTTCATCTAGGCGCTCTTTATTTTTTGCGTCTAAAGTTTTAAAAAGACCCGCTTTTTGATCTGGTGTAATTATTCGGCTTTGTTCCAATCTAGTGATCTCGTCATAAGATGCTTGCCCCCTACTTGCCCTAATTTCTAGCTCTGCACCTTTTCTTGCTTTTGCTAATTCTTGTTCAGCTTTTTGTTGGGCAAAAGCTTGAGCGTTAACACTACGCAATTGATTGTCGTAAGCATTTAATTGGTTTACAACAGCTTGTTTTTCGTTAATATCCAAACCTTCGATATCCGTTTTAGAAATCTTGAGAATTTCTTTAGATCTTGCGTCATCCGATAACCCTTCTAAGCTAGCCTTAAAGCTAGTGGTTATTAGGTCTTTTCTAAAATCTTTTTTCACCAAAATAGCTTCTTCTGAAGTAATGTAATTATGTTTAACTTGAGCATCTAAAACGGCATTATATTTTGCAATTTTTTCTTGATAGCTTTGAAGTTCAATTTCCGTTTTCGGCGACGGGTTGCTAAAAATGTCGTCCTTAATAATGTCCAAAGAAGCGGTTAATGATTTTTGCGCATTCATTTCAGTTTGCCTAAAAAAATCATCTTGGCTTTTAACGGTTAAAATGGCTGCTCTTTTTTCAAAACTTTGTTGATAATATGGTCGAATATTTTCAGGCAACTCCTGTAATTTTCCTTGCATATAGCCATTCAAACGCTCCGCAAGTTTTTCTGGATTATTGCCTTCAGCTACATTTTCATTGTAAAGCTGATTGGTTTTTGTTATATCTGCGACCTCTAAATTAGCCAAATATGCATCTTTTTCTTTTTCTAACGCCTCTTGTGAAACTGCCGCCAACCTAAAAAGAGAGTTTGCGGTTCCTTGACCTGCATCGGCTATCGAATTAAACATTTGCATAGCCCCTTCAAAAGCAGGACTCGCATCTACTCTCAAAGTTGGAACATTACCAGCGTTATTAATTTGAGCTTCAAATCTAGGAATAGTTGGTCTAGTCATAGCCCTCCAAAAATAGAATTAGCTAAATCATTGTTGCCCGCTTTTTTTGCTTTATAGCCGGCGTAGCCCTTTAAACCTGATTGTAAAATATTGCTTCCAGCATTTATGGCATTTGCTTGGCGCATACTTTTATTCCCGGATAGCTGTGCTGCCACATTGAATTGTGCATTGGCTTGATTTATTTGAAGACCTATTTGCCTAGTATCAGTAAATAATTGATTCAATCTTGTAGCTTCCGAAGCCCGAGAGACATCAGCAGTTTGAATACCAATAAAAGTCCCTGAACTTAAACTTGCACCAGACGAACCAAAAATTGCATTTTGAGTGGCCAAAACTTGTTTTAACTCTCTCTGTCTATCCAATTCTGCTTGAGCAGATTGGGTTTTTTCAGACTCTTGTGCCATTTTTAATTGAGCTGCTTCAACATCTGCCGACTGTTGCTGTATATTACTTGCTCTTTTTGAAAGCACGTTTTGTTGTTGCAAACTGTAGCCGGTAGTTGCTGCTGTGATAGCCGTAGCTATCAGCATTAATGTAAATGGATCCATATTTTTTATTTAATTGCAACAACAACCGCTAAAAGATTGAACTCTAACGGTTGTTCTTGAGTTATTTCAATTTGGGTATCCCTACCGACACCCGCCAAATAAATTTTTTTCCAGCCCGAAAATAGTGAGACCGGAGTATCCAAAACATTTGCCCCAAAAGAATCAAACGGCGGACTGTATTTTTTATCACCCACTTTTATAACAATGTGCCTTGCATTTTGCAATAGCAAATTTATAAACACAACTCTTTTATAATCTCCGGCTAATGACTGACCATTAACTTGTGCCTGAATTGGCATTAATTTTACAATAGAAAAAAAAGAAAAACCAATTTCAATTTTAGAAACCGCTTCAGAACTGGTAATATTGCCTGACGCAACTATTTCGTTTTTTAAAATAAAACCATCGCCTTTAACAGCTATTTCTTGACCATTTAAATGACTAAGTCCACCCCAAGAAGTAATAGGCGTAGCATTAGTTGCTATTGTCGCCGCATCTAATGAATATGCTTGATCAAATTTTTCAATAAAACGAACAGTCGCACCATTAACCGTGCGTTTAACAATAGTGTAGACATCAAAACCTACAACGCAAACTTTTTCGTATTGCCCGTTTGTTTCAAATAAAGACCAAGCCAATAGCTCTTGGTCTCTTGCTACATTTAAAACTGCCATTGTCCCATCACTATTTACCGCAAAATAATAATCCGCTGGGCTATTTGCTCGAGATTGACGAACAGCCACAGAAACTGGATTAGTAATTAAATGTGGCGAAAGAACTGAAATATTTTTTGCGTTATAATTTTGTTCTAAATCATTATAAACAAATTCTCTAACTACCTTTCCTGAGGCCTCAACAAATAAAGTCGCGCCCCCAATAGATTTTGGTTTGACTCGACTAGATCCATGTGAGGTGGCTTTTGTTATCGATAAACTATTTGCGGTAATCGGGCTACCTATGGCTGTACTTATATAGAATTCGCCACCTGTTGTGTAAAATTGTAAATTTCTTCCAGATATGATAAACAAAATAGCGTTTACAGCATTATCATCAATTGTAAAATCAATTGCGTCATCTGAATCACTGCTACCTATATCAAAATTAAAAAAATCACCAACTACAGATCCCCAAATGCTTTGCGGTCTTTGACCAGAATTCCCTAGCCACAGCCTATTTTGGTGAAAACTTCCACAAGACGGCCATCCTCTAGTATTCGACCAACTTATTTCATATCCAGTCTCTATCTCCCAATTACCTTCTAAAACGTTTTCTTTATTTGGAAAATCTACTTCTATCCGACATTTAACTTGAGTTGAGCTAATAAAAGAAGTAATTCTAGCAATCCCACCTTGTTTGTTGTAAATATATTGGCCAACATAATTGCTGTTAAAAACAGCATGTTGCGCCGTAAATAAAACATCTCTTCCGCCTGTAGCACTAGGTGTTAGGTGCCCGTTAGGCGTAATTATGGTTAATGCAATC